GGAAACAATGTATTCTTTTCTAAATCTATTTCCCATAAGTCACCACTTGTAACAGTATGTATATTTAAGTGTTGTTCTCCTACACACTTTAAGGTATCTATTACGTTATTGTAACTTTTAAATCTTATGCTGTCTATACTCATTTTCTATTTTTTGGTTTACGTCTTTTTTATAACTCATAAATGTTAAACATTCGTACGCTGGTTTCTTTACTACTTGTTCTACGTTTAAAAAGTTTTCGTTTGCTAACATATAGATAGCGTTGTACCACCCCCACTTTTTAGCTAGTCCGTCTTGACTAAATCCGTCTTCTTCATTTTCTCTATTAAAGACTTCTTCGAATTGATTAAAAGTTGAGTTGCGAAATCGTAAAAAAAAACCGAAGCACCGTTAAAGTCTTCAACCTTTAGATGTTTCTTAAATAGGTCTGATCGTTCTTCGTTAGGTTCGTAGTCTTCTATTCTATACTTTTCGCCACTCTTTGCTGTAACAGGTCTGTATAAGATACTTAGAATATTATGTAGATTTTCTTCTAAGTTTTCTGTATATGTTTCTAAGTCTACAAATTCCCCTAAAGTCATATCTACTAACTTCGGGTGAAAACCATACTCTACACCTTCTATTTCTATAAAGTGTTTAAGTTCGTCTGTAGGCACTGTTTCTAAAAACGTAGTCAAGTGTTTACCTAACTTACCTATACTTTTCATATCCAAACCGTACAACTGCCTTTTTGGTATATCCGTAATACAATTAAGTATTCTTATAACCTTTTCAATATCGTGTACGTCTTCATCTTTTTTAAGAACTGCCATTAGTCTTTGATACCTTCCTAAGTTTAATTCGTCAAAACTTTCTGGTATATTAAAACTTAACTTCTTCTTACCGTTCAATAGTTTTACTTTCATAGTATATAATATAAATTTGTTGTTTTTAGTTTATTGTACGAAGTACTTACCGAAATTACTATCTATTTCGTAATACATACGCATAGCTAAACAGTCTGCGTAGTCTGGTGACCTTCCTATAATAGCCTTAACTGTGTCTTTGTCTACTATCTTATTCTTGTTGTCTTTGTCTTGGTCTTTAGATCGTACTTGTTCTAGTTCTTCTATAATATGTTGCCTTGTAGTTATGTTGTCGTTTACTATTCCTACTTGTCCTTTATTAACTAAGTCTGCTAACTTATAGTAACATTGTGTTTTAAGGTTCTGGTAGTTTTCGTTTTTTAAAGGTCTACTGTTATTTTGAAACCCTTTTATTCTTAGTATATCAATTAGACCTCCACCTAAACCGTCTTCGTCTGCTAGTATGTTATTCGTTGTAACACCTTCTTTTTGTTGTAGTGTCTTTATATAGTCTGCAAGTTCTGTTATTGTGTTAGTGTCAAAAGTCTTAATATTAGTTACTGTTAAACCACTCCATAACATAACAACTGATTTGTCTGTACCGAACCTTGCTACGTCACAAGTTATGTATTTACTTCCTTCTAAACCTGTCTGACTAAATAGGTTTAATATACTATTGTATTCTATTAGGTTATCGTCTGAAGCGTCGTATTCCCAATTCCCAAATAGTAGACGTTCTTTACTTAGTCTGTCTAGTTTTTCTAATTGTCCTTTATAGTGTTTACTTACAAATTCGTTATCGTCTACTAAAGCTTGTATAAACTTTCTATAGTTTGGTAGTGTATTCGTTTTAGCTGGTCTGTAGTATTCTGTATATACCCAATTCTTAGCTGGGTTACAACTTAAAAACATTTTAGGTATAAGTCCGTATTCGTCTAACTTATAACGTATTCTACTTGCTACTATGTTTTTAGCCTTTTCTGTTATCTGGTTACATTCGTCTATAAACGCACCTGTTATTTCTAAAGAACCTAAACTATCGAAGTTACGATCTGAAGGGTATAAGAATAAGTCTTTAAGTATTACTTCACTACCATTAAAGAAAGTTATTATATTAGTAGAACCATTAAAAGAATAGTGTTCGCCTGACTTAATACCGTATATACTACATACTTCAAATAAAGTGTTTAATGTCGTTTTCTTTAGTGTGTCTAATTTACTTCGTCCTATTAGGTATCGTGTCTTAGGGTATTTAATACAAAGTAATATAATCCAAGCACAACCTATAAAACTTTTACCACCACCTGCTGCACCACCGTATAAAACTTCTGTAGTATTATTATCAAATAGGTACTCTAACGCTTGACCTTGTGTTTTAGTAAATTTAGCGTCAATATTCAACCCCGTTTATCTTTACGTTAATTGTAATAGGTTCGTTATTACTTGTTAAGTCTAAACTATCACCGTAACCCCTTTTACGTCCTCGTGTCTTTAAATAAAATATTGTAGCTTGTGTGTTGTTATTCTTTATCTGTTCTTTTAAGTGTGTTTCTGCAAAGTCTACAAACTTACCTTCTATACTATCTACTTCTTTTCTAAAGTGTTCGTCTTCTTTATACCATTTGTAAAACTGTGTTCTACTTAGTTGTGCTTTATCGCAAGCTTCGGTTACTATTCCTAAAGACTTTTCTAAAGCTTCTACAAGTTTCTTTTTATTCTCTTGTGTTCGTTTCTGTTCGTTTTCCATATTATATAATATAAATAAGTCTTATTTATTTGTTTCGGGTTCTTCTAAGGTAAAATTAAACTCCGACATAGACCATACCCTTATCTGTTCGCAATAGTCTTTAAATTCACTTGTATTAAGTTCTTTACTTGTATCTGCTATAAACATATCTTTTAGTATTTCGTGCATTTCGAACTTATGGTAACCCAAGTAATTACCTAAAGGTATTACTATACACTTAAAATAGTATTTGTTTTGTGCGTGTGTTCTATTCACCTTTCATTTTATTATTAAACTTTTCTTCTATTGCTTGTCTACTATGTTTTATTTCGTTTCGGTGAATTTCTGGTATACCTTCGTATTCCTCTGTTCTTACTTGTTTCATATATTCGTCACAGCATATAGCGTCTTTACATACTAACCCGTTTGTCGTTGCTGCAAACTTTACTTTATATATATCTGTAGTCTTACTACATTCGTTACAAATAAACTTCATAGTCTGTTTTCTATTTGTGTTAGTATATACATTCCTAATACAAAACCTAGTCCAAATATTATTGCGTTTATCATTTCGATAAAAGGTATTCTAATAGTTGTAATGGTGTGTATATTCTTAGTTGATTACTATACATTTTATATATCTGTATAAACTCTTTATTTTCTTCGTCAAATATCCAAAAGGTTTTTACTCCGTTGTCTATTTGTTTTCTTAGTATGTTCTTAATGTTCTTGTATTTCATTTTCTGTATAGTGGCGTCCACTTTGAGTTTGCGTATGCATTTTCTTTTGTAGTAGATAGTTCACGTATTCCAAAGTGCATTTCGTACCCGTAGTCTTCTGTTATTATTTCTGGTAGTGTTATTACTTTGTCTTCTATATTTTCGTAGTCGTTTACTATAGAAGGTTTAACGTACCTCGTTTTAGTACGACCTATTAATTTACCTTTAATTATTTTCGACATATTTTTCTATTTCAAATTCTAAGTGTGCTTTAGCTTTAGTTAAACATTCTATTGGTTTGTCGTGTTTGTGGTACGATCTTAATATATAAGTTACTGCTGTTGCTAGGTGATAGGGTAAATCAAAGTTGTCGCATACCTTCCTAGCTTCGTAACCGTTCTTACCTTTGTAGTATTCTGGTACTCTATCATCTTTTTTCGTTGGTGTTACATTTTCCCATTTAGGATATGTACTACTTTGTTTAGCATTGTCTAAGTTCCTATCGAACTCGTAATAGTGTTTACTTTTTCCTTTTATTTTATTTCCCATAAAAAATACATTTTAAAATTCTTACCTACTTTCTTTAATACTCTTTTATACTCTTTAACTTCTTCTTCTTTTTTGTAGCGTGGGTTCTTAGAGTTTAGTTTTCGTTTCTTCATATCTTAGTTATTACGTCTTGCATAAATAAATACATTGTTTTTAAACAACTACTACAATTTGTATTTACACTGTATGTAGTATCGTGTATTGTGTTGTATAATTCTATTAGTCTTTGTTTACTCTTTACGTCTTTTATTTTTCCGTTGTCTATTAGTTTCCATACTTCCTTTATTTCGTCTTTAAGATGTGTAGGTATTTCATTAGGTGCTTCGTAAATTTGTGTAGCTAACCATTTTTTAGGATCGTCTGCACACTCCATAATTCCCATAGAAGCCTTGATACGCATAAAACAACCGCACAATTTACAACTACCTGTAGGTTTAAAATATTCTTCACAACCTCGACAAATGTCTAACCGTTCTTTATAGACTTCTTTATTTACAAAAAACCTATTCATTTAATTTATCTTTAAGAAATTGTCTTACGTTATCTATTGTAGTAAACAAACTGTTTCTACTTATTCCTGTTTTCTTTGCTAAACTATCTAATGTATTTGCTTCGTAATAGTACAACTTAAAAAGTTCACGATCGTACCAATACATATCGTCTAGTTGTTTATCTATTTCTTCTAACTTCTTATATTGAAAGTTATTTACTTCGTTCGGTATATTGTAAAGGTTCTTCGGGTTTGTTAGTTCTCCGTTTTCTGTTATATCGTAAGTACAACTAATACTTGAACTATCTATTTTTGTATAGTATTTTTTATACTTATAATAATAAGGACTGTTCTTACTTTGTAGACTTCTTCTTATTACTACTGCTCCGTATCTTATTAAACCTTTTTCGCCGTCCTTTTCGTATATTCCTTTTAATGTGTCTGGGTTCATCTGTAACAAGTAAAGCATAAGTTCCTGTACTACTTCGTCTACTTCGTTCTTGTCGGTAGTAAGTCCGTAAGTCATTTTCTCAAAGTGACTTCTTAGGTCTGCTAATATTTTATATATCTTGTTCAATTTTTATGTCTTGTACTTTATCTATAAAGTTATAACCTTCTTCACTTAATAAGTGTTTATATAATCTAACAGTATTTCTATTCTTTTCGTTTTCTATTCCTGTTAAATATCCGTTTACCATAGCTGTAAAGTGTGTAGGTATTAAACTAATAAAGTCTTGGTAGTTAGCAAGTACTAATACGTCTTTTCTATAATTGTTGTGATGTTCTATAATTATATTTGCTACGTCTATAAAGTCTTTGTATTTGTCTTCGTTTTTAGTAACGTCTTTTATAGTTGCGGTTATCATATCTAAATACACTTGTAAAGCTATTTCGTGTTGGTAGTTTATACTAATCGGTTTTAATAGCATTTACTTTTTCTTTATAAAATTTAATCATTTCTTCGTATTCGTGTCGCATATACTTTACAGTCGTTCTACTTAGTTCTTGTAGTTCTTCACTCTTACCCTCACCGATCCTAACGTCTATAAGTTTACCAAATGTATATTGTTCGCCTTGTCCGAATAGGTTACACTTAGGACATTGTACCTGTACGTTTTCTTCATTCCATCTTGTAGCGTGGTGTTTCCTACTCATAAAGTGACCTGCGTGCATTTTCTTATAGTGTGCTGTTTTTCCACAAGTCCAACACTCAACTATTCCGTCTTTACTTGCGTTTCTTAATCTAATAAATAAACTAAACCATTTGTCCAATTCCTTTTTTAATTTACTTATAGTTTTCACAATTCAATAATATAAATATTTCTTTTTTATTTTACTATTTTTTTATATAGTTATGAACATTACTTTATTAATATTTTCTTACTATATACTTTTGTTCGTGTTTGTTGTTCTACTTTCCACTTATCTACTTCTTTGTGGTTTACAAACCAAATAATAGCTTTAGCTGTTGCGTAAGTATAGCGTTCTACAGGTTGTATAAACATATATTCCGTTACTTGTTTGTTTTTATTGTTGTGTGCATTGTAATTAACAATAAGTAGTTTGCCGTGTCTAGGTATATATTTAACGTCTATTTTTCTTTTACCTACTACTATGTCTGCTTCAACTTCTGGTTCTGTACCTAAAAATGTTAAAGCTTTATATTCTGTGTCGTTTTGTAAAAAGTATTCTTGTGCTATTAGTTCTGCAAGTATTCCTTGTACGTTGTATTTATTGGTGTCTTTTCCTGCGTAATATTCTTTACCTTTATAGTTTTTTAACATACCTTTTGTACGATCCGTAGAAAGTTCTTTAGCTATTTTATGAAACAAATAAGGGTATGTTATATTACGTTTTAACATATTATTTTTATAGTGTGCTAGCTATTATTTCTATTAGTAATTGTTCTGGTATCTTACTTCGTTCGTAGTTATTTTTTAATCCTTGTGTACCTGTTTTAGAACCTCTAGGTGCTGCTTCGTGGTGGCAGTTTCTGTTTCCATTAAAACATTTAGGTTTAGGTTTCCAACCTTCAGTATTAAATATATCGTAAATATGATTGCTCCAAATGTCCGTAGGTTTCATTCTGTTATCACCATAAGAACAATAAGTAATTGTTGTACGATTAATACCTTTTATTTTTCTACGCATTTTACCGACAGGGTTTTCTATAAAATAATAGTCTGGTTTGTAGTGTTCTATTATTTCTAAAGTTTTATTAAGTATTTGCATTCCTAAAATAGCTTCTTCTGTTTTTGGTGTGTGGTCTTCGTTCCAATGGTGACCTATACTCGCTACACTAAAATACGTACAAGGTGGGCTTGCCCAAATTATATCTGGTTTAAATGGTACTTTACTATAGTCAAATTCTAAAATGTCTGTAACATAATCTATATTTTTAAAGTCGTTTATATCTACACTAAACACTTCTAAACCAAACTTTTCGGCTACTTTACCAAATGAACGACTACCTGCAAACAGTTCTAAAACTTTCATAAAGTTTATTTATTTCTTCACCTGTTAAATTCCTTGTAAGTATTTCTAATAGTTTATTTTGTAGTCTAACGTCTTCTGTTAGAGTATCTACTATTATACGTGCTTTACCTAAAGGGTTAAGTTCTTCGTTCATTTTATTTAAAATTTAGTTTTTTAGATATATGTTCTAACTTACCCTGTGTGTTTCTATATCTTAGTCGTTTGTCTGTGTGTTCTTTACCTTCGTTATTCCATATTATAGCCCTGTGTGCTTTTATCCATTTGTAATACGTCTTTACCGTTAAATGAAATTCTTTACTGTTGCGCACACCTTGTCGAAAAGACGCTTGTATATCCTCGAAGGTCAAGTTAGCAAAGTCTTCTAAAAGGTCTGTAGATAAAGTCTGTGCAAGTATTGCTAAAGTCTTGTCGTCTTTTACTTGTCCTAGTTCTACAAAAGTCTTAGTTATAAGATCTAAACATTTTAACTTGAGTTGTGAAGTTTCTATTTCTTTTATTTTCATATCTTATTTTTATAGTCCACAATAACCACTGTCGCATTCGTTAAAGTCGTCAAAATCTAATTCTGTTTGTGGTTTAAAGTTTATAATTTTTCTATATGTTATACCTTTTCTAAAAGTATTCGGTTTATTTATTTCTTCTTGTTTTGCAAACCATTCCATTTTGTTTGGGTGTTCTTGTGCCATCTTATTAAGAAACAAGGGGTTTCGGTGAAAACAACCTACACAATTATTGTAATAACCTTTAGCAAATCTAATACTTTTATTTTTATTCCAATAGTCAGATATATCTTTTACTTTAATTCCGTCTTCTATTAAAGGAAATTCTGGTTTTCTCCATTCTACTACACCCCATTTGTTATTTCCGTTATCGTGTTTACCTACTACTATTTTTATTTCTTCGTTACCGTTTTCGTTTAACTTTTCTAACATTCTGTTTTGTCGTTTTTCTTCACCACTTCTAAAACCTATACGCATTTTACAAACTTCGTTTATTTCTTTTTGCCACCATTTAAAAATAGGTTTCATTTTTAATTCAGTAGTACAGTATCTAACCATTATATTAGGTAAGTAGTGACTACCGTTTTTACCTCTATTCCAATCACCATTTATAACTTCTTCAAAAGGTATTCCCGTTATCCATTTTATATCTACCTTTTCAGATAAGTCTAACATTATTCTTATTATATTATCTTGTTCTGTAGTTCCTACAAATTCACAACCTATAAGGTCAGATACAATTTGTCTTACTTTTGCGTCAGGGTATTTACATAAAGTGTCGTTAGTTCTAACTAAACTAAATATATTGTAGTCTGCTGGGTAATTTAAAGCTATGTAACAAGAACTTTTACCACCGCTTATACTATTAACTGTTTTCATATAAATTGAGATATTAAGTAACCAATTAAAATATAAATTAAAATTGAAAGTATTACGTTTGTGTAATATTCTTTTCTTTTCTTTTTGTTGTATTCTTCTAAGTTCATATTTAATATATTAAGTCCATTATAAAGTTTGCGTCTACATCTGTTTCTTCGCAAATAATTTTTACTTGCTTTAATGTAAGTCGTTCGGGTTCGTCCATATACCTGTCTATAGTCAAAGGTGTTTTGTCTAAGTCTATTGCTAAACCGTAACGGCTGTAACCTTCTTCTTTTAGCCATTTATGAAACAAACTTTTATCTAAAGTATTGTATTGTCCTTTGCGAAAAAATCTATGTACCTCTTGTTTCTTTGTTTTCATAATCCTAAATGTTTTTTTGCGTTATTATAGTTGTCTAGCTGTTGGTCTATTTTAGATGTAGGGTTTTGTTGTTTTCGTTTTTCCCACGTTCTAACCGCCGCCTGCCAGTTCTTCATTTTGTTTTTACCTACATACCAATTCTTACTTTCGTAAAAGTCAAAAAATTGTTCTGCGTCTATTCCGTTGTTACGATCTAAACAATATTGTTTAATTTCTTCAACAGAGGGTTTACTATTACTATACGTAGTATTATTATTAAGTATTGTAGTATTATCCTTTAAGTTTTCGACAAGGGGGGCGCCGACCTTTTTAGCAACACCCCCTTTAAGTATGCTTATATACCTCTTGTCGATTTCTTTGCTACCTTCTTTGTATGTAAAAGATAGTTCTATAAACCCTTCTTTAACTAATTCACTAACCCATTTACTTATTGTGGTTTTAGTTTTTCCGTAAAGGTTTGCAAAGTAACTATTACTAGCAAAACAAACCCCGTTCATATTTATTAATGCTGTAATTTCTGCATATAATAACTTAGCGTTCGGGGTTAAGTTCTGGTTGTATCTAACTTCTGAAGTTAGTATTGCGTAATAGTTCGGCTTCATATTTGTACGTCTAAACTGTATTGATAATCTAATAAAGCAATTCTAATATTTTCTAATTGATTTGAAAAGTCTTTGTAAGACGTATTTATAGAAGTTTTTAACACATCACTTTTAACAATAATAAAGACTTCACCTATTGAGGTTTTAACTCCGTTACTTAACAAGTGACTACGTAAGTCTTGTTTAGTTAAAAAAGTCTTTTGTTCTTTTTTACTTTCCTTATAAGTGTTAAATACTTTAGTAAATAGGTTTCTGTACTGTACCCAAGTTTTAAAATTGTCTGCGTGTTTCTTCTGGTAGTGGTAAATATTACTACGATCTCGGTTTAACACTTTAGCAATTGTAACGAAATGTATTCCATTTTTTAAACATATATTCGCTACTACTTGTCTTGCTAAAGCGTACGGCTCCTTCCTTGACTTAGAAGTTAAAGAACCTTGCTCTAGTCCTACTATTTCAGTAGCAATATTACAAAGGTCTTTTACTTCTTTTGTGTCCGTTATTCCTTCTAAAATCATTAAAACGGTAAGTCTGTGTTATCAATTTTAGCAACTACTTTTTCTGTCTTAGCTACTACTTCTGTTTCTTTACCGTTTACCCAATGCGTAAAAGTGTCTGCTAGTCTTAATACATCTGCACTATTTACACTGTTACCAGACTTAATATAAGCACTACATAGTTCTACTGCTGCTTTTAAACTTGACTGCTTAATAATAGATTTCTGTACGTCTGGATTAGATTTTTGATAACCACCGCCACCGCTGTATTGTTCTTTTTGTATTCTTATAGAACCTTTATCGGTTAGTAAGTAGGTTATTTCTTCACCGATCTTAACTCCTGCGTCTTGTGCTTTCTTGTAGATTTTACCTGCGTCGCCGTTGTCTAGTTGTAGTTCAAATACATATAATTCTTTAAATGTACCTGAACCTTGTACGTTTGTTACTTTTGCTGTTTTCATAATATTTATTTATTTTGTCTACTCTATTAGGTTTTCGACTTACCCCTATTTATTTAATTTTATACTTACTACTTCTTTACCACCTTTAACTATTGGTGGTTCTATTAACTCGCCTGTGTCTAAGTCTATAACATCTGACTTTATAGCTGCCTTATGTTTGTCTTTTAAAGCTTTTAACTCAAGTTCTCGTGTTACAATTTCTGGTATGTTAGAAAAATCATAACGACTAGCAGAATTTTTAAGTGTAACTTCTGCGTCAAATGTAGTAAAAGTTTTTGTATTAAACTTAGCTGCTTCTTCTATTACTAAGTCGTCTACATTCTTTTTAACTTGTTTAATAATTTCTTCGATTTTCTTTAGGTTTATAAAAGCTTCTAAAGCGTTTACTTCTCCGTTTTCTACTGCAGTAGTTATTTCTGCTACAGCTTCCTTAATGTTTGTTGTTTTAATTAAATTCATATTTATTTATTATAGATTATACATTCGTCTTCGCATACTTCACGTTCTCCACACTCTTTACAGTTTTGGTGGTCTTCACAATATAAGTCGTCAAATTCTGCTTCTTTTTCACAAAGACCGCAAATAACATTTTGTCCGTTATATTCTGTAGGATCGTATTGTTCGTTTGTTATTATAGTTATCATAAGCTTATAAAGTAAAATAAGGTTATTAATATAGATAAACATATTACACCTAAAATAGCATAAGTTATTTCTTCGTATTTTTCTGTATCTATTTCTTTAACCTTTTCTATTTTATAGATAGTCCAAAGGTCGTTGTATTTTTTACTATTTAGCATAATAAAGTCTGCTGCGTCGTTAGAGTTTCTGTACTGACTAAAACCCGTTAGTTTGTTTGTAATTTTATACATAATTATAATTTTAGTTTATTAGTTTATAAAATTGTTTTAAATCTTTACATCTGAAAAATAAATCTATCTCGTCAAATCCTAAGAAAGAGATATTATCTATTTCTATATTGTCTGCATAAGTATTAGGATTTTTAGATAAGTAATTATCTAATTCAGTTTTACTACTTAAAGTAGCGATAGTTTCAAATGTATTATTTGAAATTGTAATTTTGTTAAATTTGATTTTCATAATTTTAATTTTTAATTTTAATTCGTTTAATTATTTAATAAGTATTATTTCAGTTTCTTTGCATCCTTCTAACCATTTCGTACAATTATATTCAGTTAATAATTGTTTTATAGATTTTAAACTTCTATGGTCTATAGTAATATAATCATCTGTAGTTGATATAACTGTATCTTTTCCTATTTTTGTAATGTCTTTTATATCTAATATAATTATATTAGTATCTTTTTCATTTTCTTTTATAACAATAATAGTATTACCACTTACCTTAGATACTTTGTACCAAGTTCTTTTGTTATTGTATTTTATCCACTGACCTTTTTTTATTTCTGTTTTCATACGACAAATATACATCTTTTTTAATTACTAACACAATAAATAACAAAATTATTTAAAAGTTATTAACAATTAGGGTGTTAATTGTGAATTTATATCTAGGAAAGTGTTTTTAGAAATAATGTACTAAACGTGCTATTTGCCCGCTATTTCGTTCGTGTATAAAGCCTTCTACTGCCTTTTGAACACCTGTAAAACCTTTACGATTGTGCCAACTATCCGTACCGCTAGGGCTACGCATATACTCAACTGTAACTCCTATATAGTCTTTTGCGTCTAACCATTTATGTTTTACTTTGTGGTGTAGGTGGTGTAAGTACCAATATCTGTATTTCGTTTCCGACCACTCTACAGATCGTTCTTGTGCCATTAATAAAGGTAAGTTAGACATTTTAGCACCGTCGCCGTGTTCTAAACCTATTAGATTAGATCCGTACTTATAATATTTACGGTGTGCTACTGATATATCGAAAGTTACGTCTTTAGTATTCCTAAACCAACTTTTTAATGCGTGTGCTAAATGAAACCCGCTCTGATAGTCGTGGTTACTCATAGAGTGTATAACGTCTACAGGTGCTATTTGTCTTAATATTTCTACACACTTAACGTAAACATCTAAAGCAAGTTCGAAGTGTTGCCACCATTTACCGTTTGCGTCTTGGGGTGTTCCTGCTGTTGTAGTGTTATATACGTTGTCTATATGTAAAATATCGTTGCCTATACAAAATAACACCCGTTCTATACTAAACCCTTTAGACTTTGCAATAAGTCCTGTAATACCCTCTAAAACACGTTCAGTTGCAATCTTAGTGTTGTATTCGTCGCCAGTTTCTAAAGCTACTGCAAGTTTACCTATATGAACGTCTGCGGGGTTTATAACTAAAAGGTGGTTACCTTTAGTTCTTTTTATCTTAGGGTAAGTAGGTGCGTGTTTATCTATTAGACTTTTTATGTCGTCTAGTAAAGTACTTTCGTTTACTCCGTAATTTTGTTTAGTTACAATAGAAAAACGAAGTTCACCAGACATATTTTGCCAGTGTTTTACACTAACTACTTCGTCTTTGTTTATACCTCGTTCTTTTAGGTGTAAATCTAAAGCTGTGTTACCGTTTAAATTGTCTAGTTCTGAACCTCTAAATTCATTTATTAGTTCTACTTCTTCTTTAGACAAACGTAAACGCTTACCTGTCTTAGACATTTATTTCGTACGGTTAGGTACTACTTTATCTATAAACCAAATAACCTTATTTAATAATGAGTTGTCTTTTTCAGACGGTGTAAGTCTAACGATTACTTCAAAAATTGCTATTAGTGACCAAATTAAAGTTGTCCAATCAATGTTTGATAATTCCATAATATATATAATTTTAGTTAATATGTCCAAATTACGTTCTGTGTTTTTTCTTCAATATCCAAATCTACGTGAATAAATGTATCTGCAATACCTATCCTGGTAAAACCTGCTAACAATAAGCTATTAATAACTATAAACCTTTGTCTACTGTCTTTTACGCTTATATCTGCTGCTAGTCCTTTTAAATGACTACTAGAACGACTTGCTGCGTAGTTTCTGCGTATTAAGTCTTCGTTGTACTCCTTTGTTCTGTAACCTGAATTAATTTTAAAAGGTATTTCTGCTAGTCCTCTTGCTTGGTCTAGTTTTTCTAAAAATGTATAATTCATATTAGAACCTGAACCTTCTAAGTCAGGACTATCAAACTCTGATAGTTTAAAGTATTTTAAAGTCATTATTTTTTTTTACAGTCTAAATTACAAGACCCTAAACATACCTTCTTAAAAGTTATGTAGTATAATATTTTACAAAGTGTTTTCATTTGTTACGGTTATAGTGTGAGTAC